AAAAAACATTCTCTGACTTGCATATGTTCCAAGTCTAAGTTTTTCAATTAAATTTTGATTTCTATCAGTGGTATATGTAGTAATTTGGAAATCATTATTATCAGTTCTATCTATTTGTGATTCATTTACTTCAGTATAAACATACTCAGGAACTTGATTTTCCTTTGCCTTTTTAACTCCATCATCAATTAAATTTTGAATTGATCTAAAATTAAATCCATCTTGTGTCTGATAAAAAACAAATCCTGCAGTAGCATCACCAGAACTTACAGGCACTGCCTTTGATGCCAACCAAACTAATACTGTAAAAGGTTTTCTAAGGTTTCCAATAAATCCATATGGATTTTGAGATTTTTCAATAGACGTGTCACTAAAATTATTTGTTTTTAATACGTCTTCTAGTATTTTTTTTACAGAATCACTAATTGATAAACTTCTTGGATATTTTTTTACAACTCTTGCTGTTTCATTTGTTATTGCTTCTCTAGAAACTAAGTGTAATGTAAAACTTTCTCTTTGAGTTTCGGAAATAACATCAGTAATGCTAGAAACATAAAGATAATCATTTGGATCTGTTGCAAAATCAAGTCCGGTTTTTCCCACTCCTCTATCTAATATTTTCATTGCAATACGTTCACCTCCACGAAGAGGTAGTCCATTATAAAGAGATCGTTTATTAGGATCATTTCTCTCTAATCCTATAGTATCTCCAGTATTTACAACCTTAATTTTTGCAGTAATTGTCGGAGAAAATATATCCTCATAATAATCAATAGAAATAGTTCCCAGTCGAATATCAACGGTTCTTTCCCCATCAGTTGATTGAATTGCTAAGGTTTCGTAAAGAGAGGCTGCTGCTGCTGACATTTAGGTATATGCTAAATCTAAAAGTAATTGTTGTTTCAACATACTATTTAATGAAGGTCCGACTGGAATAAAAACAACTGATGAAGAACCTCTAACTATTGGTGAAGATATTGGAACTGGTTGTTCATCAATTACAACAATATCTTCAGAAGTTGTATTCATTTTTAAGTTAGTTTCTGCTCTTGGTAAAGGGATAAGTGTTCTATTCATATCAGATATGGTGGCTTTAGAAACTGATATATTAGGATTTCCTGCAGTGTTAAAATAATGATTTTTAAATTGAGTTACATTTATATTTTGAGATGGATCATTAAATGCACTTCCAGTTCTAAATCCAGTTGCTGCCATGAGTTTATTAATTTCATCGGAAGATTTTCCAGATGCCTCTAATCTTCCTCTAAGATCTGCAGGATTAGATGCGATATTTATTGCCTGTTGTGCTTGTTCTAATTGTCCTTGAGATCTTTGTGTGTTGATACTTCCATCACTAATTGGTTGATATTGACCTTTACCCATTATGACACCGGTTATAGAAGAATCCCTTGCAAAAAATGTTCCGGTAGAAGCTTGTCCAGATTGTATTAATCCTGCTCTGTTCATTACACTTCTTGCCACAAGTGCCATTCCAAGTATTCCTTCTCCACCCGATTCTGCAAGCACAAGTCTCCTAAACAAATCCGTTTCATTCATGCCAGTGCTAGGATTAGAAGTTGGTATCATTTCAGTCTGAGGTTGCACTGTTGGAGTTTCACCAGTTCGCACTCTTTCTATTTCAGATTTTACTTGATCAGGATCTGACATTAATTCAGATCTCTCTTGACTCATTATTTCTTGAGGACTTTTCTGTGTGGTTTCTTTTAAAAGTTTTTTACCATCTTCAATATCTTTTCCCATTTTGTTAAAAGATTCTTTCAGTTTATCAAAGGAATCTCGTATTTTTTTATCTTTATCAGTAAAATCAAAATTTTTGATTGCTTCGGCAGTATTTTTGAATAAGTCAACAACACCAGACAGAGCATCTTTCACATTACTGAAAAAACTTCCAATTATCTTGACAGTTTTTTCAACAAACTCAATTAATTTTTCTGCCCATTCTATAATTTGAGGAAGTTTATTTATTAACCAACCAATAAGTATTGTAGACAAAAACTCAATCAGTGCCTGTAAAGGGTTTCTTGCAATAGTAGGAACTTGAATTCCCTTTCCACCTTTACTTGTATTTCTTTTTTCCAGTTCTTGTTCTCTTTCATTTCTTTTTTGTAACTCGGCATCTTTTCTTTTTCTTCTCTGATTCTTTAGAAAAGTAGTTCTTTGAACTTTTTTTCTTTGAAGTATTGCTTTTTTAAGTCCGGCATTTACTTTCTTGGCACCTTTTGCAGTTGCACGACTTCCAACTCTAGCACCGGATCTTATCGTAGATCCGGCAACCTTAGTGACTCCAATAGCAGTTTTACCTACCATTGCTCCTATTTTTACTGCTCCTGCCGCGACTGCTGCTAGTGCCATCTTATCTTACCACGTTATATTGTATTTGTGAATACATGGTATAAAAATTATTTGGATTTGATGATGAAATATTTGGAGTTTCACTATTTCCATTTGTCACAGATGCAGGTTCTTTTTGTTGAACCTGAGGATTAGGTCTAAAGATTACTGTTGGTTTTTTCTTTGGTTCTGCTGTAGGAACTGTTCTTGTCTGAGCAAGACTGGTTACTGGTGGAGTTGGAGGAGATGTGACAGAACTCTGTAGTTTAGCATTTTCTTTAGCATCTTCACGAAATGATGCCATACCACTTCCACGTTCTGTTTGTGCAGAACTGGTCACTGGTGAAGTTGGTGTTGATACGGGAGGTTTTTTAGTTTTTACTTTTGCAGACTCAGTTAAAAAATATTCTTTAGTATACCCACTAAAAATATTCTGCTTTATATCCTTTTTCTTTTTCTTTTCCTCATCGGTTTCACGCATAACCTTTTTACCTCCCCCAGAACTACCTTGCCCTGCACGAACAATTTTAGTAGATTTAATTTTAGATTGTTCTTTTTTGACTTTATTATCCCTCTCTATTCTTAATTCTTTTACTCTATCCATTTGTTTTTTAATTCCATCATAAAAAGTTTGATCCTCAGGAGTTAATTTTTTTTCAAATCCTGGGTCTATATCCGAAAGATATTTTCCTTTTCTATCAATACCTCTTTCATACAATTTACTATCCAACTCGGCCATCGCATTGGCATACTCCATGCCTCCTTTTATTATATCGGGAGATTTTGCAGCAAATTGTCCCAACTTATTAGCAAAACCAATTCCTGCCGCAATTGCCAGTGTGGTTAATCCAGCCGGAGATAATAAAAATCCTACTATTGCCGTACCAATAGTGGCAATAGTGGGAATAATACCTAAAACTAATCCCGGAATTGATGCTAATCCAACATTAACACCGGTAATAATGCCCATAACAAGACCAAGTGCTCCTACTATATCATTTCTAATTCTTTCAAATTCTTCTTTATTACCCTCCATACTAGCTCTAAAAGCTTTTATTCCTTTATCGGTCAACCAACCAACAAAAAGAATTTTAAGAAATTCTAATACTCTAGACAGAATACCTTTTACTTTACCACCAATTGCTTTGATTGGTGCCAGAAGAGTATTTCCAATTCCTTTGGCAACAGATTCTAGTCCAGATTCTTTTCTTCTTCTTTTTTGTTTTTCTTTGGCAATATCTTCTGTTTTCTGTCCCTCTAATAATAACTGTTGTTCTTTCTTTGCATCATTAACTAAAAATTCTGATAGTTTCTTTATCGATTCTTGTATGGTAACAATAGATTTTTCGAGAGCAGTGACTCTTGAACCTAATGATTCTGTATTTGTTTGTGATCCACTCTGCTTCTGTTCTTTTTCTTTACCTGTTTTTACGATTGGTCCAAGATTATCTACTTTTACAATTGCCCCAGATTTACCAAAAACTTTCTGAGCATCTATATTTCTCGATCTAAAAAGTGCTTTTCTATCTTCTGAAGTTAAGTATTCTCCCGATGATGGATTTACCCCAGACTGAGCGACATCACCCAGAGTTTTCTTTATAGAAACTCTTTTTCTTCCTAATTGTGGTGCTTTAAATGCCTGACTACTAAATGCCATTCTGCTGTTGATGTTTTAGATTTTCTTCTTCAATATATTGTTGAAGAAGTGCCACATACACATCTTTTTCCCACGGAATCATATTTTCTATTTCCGTTAATGAGTATTTATGGTGCTGCATCAAGGAAAAGTTAATTTTATAGTATGACACAAGATCAATATGTGCCATACTCACGCGAAAAAAGATGATAACCCTTCTAAAATAATTTCATTTTCGACTTTTGTCTTAGGATTCATAACAGTAATTGTATGAGACAACTTCGGCATTGTTTCAAAAAACTTTTCAATTTCTTTAAATTGTTTAGAACTTAATTGCTCAATAAAGTCCACAAGTTCTTTTTTGGTACAATCAGAGGCACTCCAAGATTCTTCCTCATTATAAACTTGTTCAATACAAGATGCTATCAAATCAAATGATTCAGATACACCAAGAGATCCATCAGAAATACTAAAATTAGATTTAATAAATTCTGCCATAGAAGGATATCTCATTCTCATGATTAACTTATCATCAAGTTTAATATCTTTATTATGCTCGGGATCTTTCTGAACTTTGATATCATCAAGAGGAATAGTCACAGGAACTTGTGTTTCTTCATCATCAGGACATGTAATAAGAACATCGACTTGTTCACCTACAGATTTACCTCTGATGTTTAAGAAAAGATATTCAATATCGAAAGTAGATAACTGATCTACTTTTACACCACGAGATGAAATGCAGTTGGAAATCACTGTTTTAATTGCATTTGTAATCTGTTTTTGATCTTCAGATTCCATTGCAATAATGAGAACCTTTTCTTCCTTAACTAGAAAAGGTCTATATCTTATCTTTTTTCCTGTTGATGGTAATTCCAACTCATATGTCGGTGTCGCAATCTTTGGTAAAGGCATAACAACCCAAATAGTTCAGTATTTTTATTTATTAAGATATATTGGAACTAGAATTAATTTGATTCAATTCTCTACGTGTTCCTGCTCCAGACAATCCAAAACTAGTAGTTCCTGGAATATTGCTATTTGTGGCGGAATTTAAATCTTCTTCAAATTTTTCTTGTTTTTCAGCAATACTTGTTTCTTTTCCGGCAATATATCTTTCATAATTAAAAGTCACATTTGCTCTCAAAACATCAGAACTACCATACTGAACAGGTGTGGATGAAAAATTTATAGGAAATGCACCATAAAATGTATATTCAAGTTCTTTTCCTTGACTTGGTTCAAATTTTACAATTTTAATTTTATCACACTTATATCCATTATCACGATCTCTAGGATATCTCATTCTATAGAAATATCCATCTCTTGTTTTTCTTATATTATCATTTTCAGATCCGTTAGTAATATAATCCATCCAAAATTCAAAAAATTTAATTATTTTATAATCTCGATCAACAAAGAATTCCAAACTCATTTCAGTAAAAATTCTAGAATGCACCATTTTTTCCTGGACACCCATATAATTGCCATTAATACTTGCAGTGGCAAGAGAACTACCAGGAATGGAAGCACTACTACAACGAAGACCAGATTCTTCAATAATAAATCTGTTATCTACTTCTTTACTTCCTAAAAAATTTGTCAGTCCACTCTTCAATCCACTAAAAAATACTTGATAGTGAGATGTCTGAGCAACATGTGCAATCGTTGAAACATAATTAGTTATTTTTTTCTTTGATACCGCCATCTAAATAAATTATACAGATTTACATTATTAAGTATTTAGATGCCATATAAGGGAAAATATAAACCTTCTTATCCTCAAAAATACAAAGGTGACCCAACGAACGTAATTTATCGTTCTTTATGGGAAAGAAAGTTTATGGTTTATTGTGATAAGAATGAGAATATCCTGGAATGGAGT